AGTCAGGATTTCGTAGCATATCAGAAAATCCAATTCCATCACTTTCTTCTAACATTCTAAAGAAGGTGTGAGGTTTGATTCCACGAGCCGCCGCAATCTTTTGAGGCAACAAAATACCCCTGTCAAACATATCCATAGAATAATCAAATCTGTTTTGTCTATCTAAATAGTAACTATTACCCTCAAAAGCAAAATCAAATCTAAATGATTTTGTTTTATGATTAATATGATAGTTCAAAAAGTTGTCAAATTGTGGATACAATGCTTCCATTATCAAAGAATCGCTCTGGAAAGAAAGCTGAGATTCAATAGCATTTGCTTTCAACTTGCCAGAATAGATAAGGGGAGCGTTTACACCAGAAGCACTTGTTGCAGTCCTCAAGTATTCGTCATACATTGTTGGGTCTGCATCAAAAGAAATACCCTGCATATTGTTCAATGGTGCGGCTGTTACTTTAACGGTATCTGCTAAGGCACTTTTTACAAGTGCTAAAAACTTACCCAAAGTATCAGGTTTCATCGCAACCATATCGGTCACATTAGATTTCGCTTCTTTCAAAAATGGAACTTCTCCGACTAACATCTTGGATGCCGCCGCTATATTCATATTTTTTTGCAAATTTCTAACAACGGACTGATTTATAAAATCGGGTATCAGGGATGCATAATATGGAACAGATGTTACTAAGGATGGGTCAAATTTAAATACCCAACCAACTTCTGGAGGTAGGTCTACCCAATAAACCCACTGAGAGTTTCCACGAGCTTCTACGGGAATATTTGGATTATAAGTTCTCTTTGCTAACGAATCACTACCCCAAAGTTCATTAAATTTTTTCCTAAAGAATTTAGGATACAATCTAATATCAACTCCGGGCTGTAAAAAGTAAACAAAGTCAAATGCCACCAAAAATCCATAATCCCATTTTGCTGTAATTTTACACCTATCCAAAGGAAGTTCTTGCAAAATTATTTTTTCCCCTTCTTCTCTTGGAGAGCAAACGTACATTTCATTTCTCAATAATTGTTTCGTAACCGCTTTGAATTGAGGAATATAATCAAACCTATCCAAATAATCAAATGCGATTCTCTGGTCTTTCAAATAGCGGTCTGATTTATAATCTTCTCTTTTCTTAATGTTCGTCACAGAGTAGGTCAAATCAAAAGCCAATTGAGATGCCATATAAGCTAAAATTCTACGAAAAGGTGCTGAAACAAGTTCTAGGTTTTCAACATAAGACCTCAACTGAGCTTCGGAATTTTTAGGGTCAGCCAAAGCCTTATTCAAAGTTTCTTCGGTTGCGCCAATTGGATTAAATGATATTTCTTTCAGTCTCTGGTTTATTAATTCTGGAGTCATAATTCCGGGATATATTCCCATTCTTGACATTGAATTAGCAAATTGTAAAACATCCCAAACTTGTTCTAATGGAACAATTTCTTCTTCTGTTTTTGCAGTTGATTTAGTAGTGTTAGCCATTTTTCATGTAACCTCCTTCCTTTGAGTTAGAAAACAAACGTCAACGATTCTATTGTTTCCCATTCACTTTCATTCCCCGTTTGTTTTAATAACTCTGCATCCAAGTACGAAGCATAAAAGTTCGCATAGCTTAAACTTGTATAGCGGTCTTTTCTCGCTCCGGGATTTTCTTCGAGTTTTATATTTGCGGCACTTAGCACCATAGATAAATTTATACATTCATTTATACAAAGACTTGTTTGGACATAAGGATTTAGAAAGAATGAACGAACTTCTAAATCATCATGTTTTAAGAACTCGCCCTTGCTCGATTTTATCAGATAATCCTCTGCTTTGATTTCATCAACCAAAAACCCCCACATTCTTTTCTGCAACTTGTCTTTCATCTGAACTGCAATTTCGCTATTCAATTTTGCAGAACCCGTTATTGGAAAGATACATTGTACCGCCTCAACACCTAAAGTTCTGTTTTTCAATTCGTCATATGTTTTATCATCCATACTTTCATGCCACATGGTTGTCATAGCTGGATATTCAATGCCACGCTCATCATCTTTGGTTATTACACCAAGTTGGTCGTACATCGTAATACCACTCTGTGCAACATCAAGCACTAAAACATCTGCTTCAAAGTCATGAAATACTTGTTTTATGCGGAGTGTTTGTAGGATTGAGTTTTCACCAGAGAACGATTCCATATAAACCAACTCTCTTGCGTAGCCTTTATGTGTAGGAATAAGCCTGATACATGACGTTATTGCTAAGTCATTTGCTTTACCCGCACGTTGTGCTATGTCACAAGAGACAAGTCTTATTTCTCCCGCAGTTGGCGGAATATTATATGGATTTTTCTTTGCGTTATAAGTCTCAGCCCTTTGAGGATAAAATGCCTGTTTAAGATTTCTTCCCCTTTCAAACATTTTCAACCTAAAGTAAGAACTTGCGTTCTCACCAAATGGAATGTTATAATACTCTTCCAGAGCGGTAATTTCATCCATCTTTGATATTTCGTTCTTAATCTGTCTGGCTGTTTTGATGTGGTGCTTTAAAGCTACACTATAGTCAAGCGCAATAAATCCAGCATTTCCACCATTCAGCATATCTCTGATATTCTTTTTTGTTTCATCATACCACCACAAACCTTTGTGATAAGCAGAACTAATAAATACTTCTTTAGGCTCTTCACCTAATTCCATATATTCTTTTATCTTTAGATAAGGGGTTTGACGAATGTAAGCAAATGGACGAATAACCGAGTCAATAACTTCCTTGTCAATCAATCGAAATTCTTCATAAATAATAAATGTGGCTCTTTTACCTCTCGCACTATCTCGTGAAGCAACAACCTTAATTACACTTCCATTATAGAAGTCAACCTGCCACTTATTCATGTTAGTTGTAATTGATTTTATTTCTCGTGCGACATTTGGAAAGTCGTTTCTAAGGCTAGTAATTTTATCAGAAACAATAATACCAGCCTGTTCTTTAGTGGAACTAACCACAACAATTTCACTGTTGGGATATAGGACTGCTCTGGCTAATGCCAACACAGCCAACAACCACGTTTTAGCCGCCGCACGACTACAAATAGCAACATAGGAATCTCTCGAACTCATAAGATAAAACCATACAATTTGATAAAAATAAAGTTTTATTCCAAAATAATGCTCAACAAATCTATGCATATTTCTTCTATAAAAAGTTATCCAATCTATCAGGTTTTGTTGTCTTTCAGAATCAAAGTCAATCTTTCTTATACTATCTTTTGGTCTTCTAAAAATATCTTGAGAATCTTTATATTTTGTAGCATCGTCTTGAAAATTTTCATAAGATGGCATTATTCACCTTCTTCGTCAGAATCACTCAATGCTCCAACGTCATCAGCACCAAAGTCTCTTGAACCAGTAATAAAGTTCTTTAGGGGTCTGGTAATATGTTCTTCCGCATATGCTTCAATATCATCAACGTCTGCATAAACTGATTTATCTTTAAAAAACTCTGCTGGTCTATTGTTCTCAATCTCTTTTATCCATTGACCAAAGGTTTCCATAGATTTTCCAGCACTGGCGGCACTAACTTGATTAGGAGCGATTGCGGAATTTTTCATAAGTTCCTGTAACTCCTTTGCAAGAGTTGCTGTGCTTTTTTGACCAATTCTGGCTTGCTTCATTGCCAACAGTTTATAACATATTTCTCTCAACAAAACAATTTCTGGATATGTGTCTGCCTTGTTTGTTTTTTTGAAATTGTTAAATTCTCCTTCAAGAAAACGATAATCATCCACAGTGAATCCGTCACCCCAAAAAGCCTTTACGTCAACAACATCATTAAATGCATCATCTGGAATCGTAATTTGTGGTGCTGGAATATTATATTCAAATGTTAAATCAACCAAATCTGCCGACATTCCCAATGTTCCATTTATCTTAGATAATCCAGCACTTACAGAAATAGGTAGTTTGCCTTTATAAATTCCCCATGCGGAAGGATTGTCTTCGGTCATATTCTTGCCAGCAAGCATTTTTTTAGTAGTGTCTACTGCATTTTCATTATATAAAACATTCAATGCCTTGCACATCTTATAAATAACTCTATCTATGTCATGTTCGACTGCATAAAAGTTGGAATACATATCTCCCATACAATCTTTGCAAACAGAAAAGTATCCGTTTTTATCAAGGAATTTGTCAACCGCAGAATAAAAATCTTTCTCTGGCTTCATGTGTTCCCCATATCTACAGTATAATTCTTTTACTGTTTTCTTTTTTTTTGTTGTAGCCACTGTTTATTTTTCTCCTTAAAATCAAAAATCCTGCCATAAGACAGGATGTTTTGTTTATGAAGTTAATGGCTCATACGTTGACCACTAACTGTTTATTAGCTCATAAAAGCTAATTTATGAGACAATAATTATTTCCTATTTTTTCTTCCATGACCATTGTTTTTACTTTTATATGTATCCAACTGTGCATCACAGTTACAACAAACATATCTTAAATTTGAAGGAAAATTATTTTTATGATTTCCGTCAATATGGTCTACCACTAAAGGAATTTCTTTTCCCATCCACTCTGATAAACCACATATTAAACAAATTTTATCAATCATTATTTTTCTGAAAAATTTTCTTGATTGTTCATCGTTCATTTTTCCAGATAAAAAATCATCCATTTTATTAATAATGGCTATCTTAGATGTATATTCACCCATACAAACATAATCACAATATTTTCTTTTTCTATATGATTCTATTGCTATTGTTTTTTTACAATTTAAACAAAGGTAAGTTTTTGTCTTTTTGTTGCTAGGTGTTTTATGAGTTTGAAACAACCCACTACATTTACGGGAACAAAAATTATTTTTCTTTTTTTCAAAATCCATAATAGAGCCACAATTTTTACATAATTTTGGATTTTTCAAATATTCTTTTCTTTTTTCTTTTCTAAAGTTTTCTATTTTATTTTTTGATTTCAAATATCCTAATTTACCAGATTCACTTCTATTCATTTTATTTCTCCTCTCTCCATTAAATAAAGAAAGAAAGGGAATTGGTCGGAGCAACCTTTCATGCGGTTTCGAAGCGCACTATCCCTTTCCTCAGAGCATTGACTCAGGTTCAAACTGAGGAAGCCATCTTACAAGGATGGAATTTTTTCTGCTAAATTACCAATGCATATTTTACAACCATGCTTATTATGCGTAGTGAAGAAGCATGGTTGTAAACGAAATTCTAATACAACAGGTAGCGTGGGCATCGGTGCATAAATCGCCCGTAGACAATAAAATTAAACAAAGGAGAATAAAATGAGCGTCTCGCCTTTACCTAGTACACCTCGACCTGATTTACCTAACGAATAACTGTTTTTGATTTTTCTCTAGTTAATAAACCTTTGCGACCCCTACTCTC